ATGAAAAGCTGGGTCCGTATGTTGCCCAGTTGGTGAAAGAGGACTCTGAACTTCGTCAGTTGCTTCAGGACGCTATTTCTAACGGTTGGGATGCGCGAGAGTTTGATGATGCTCTGCGTGAGACTGACTGGTGGCGTGACACGAACAAGACGAACGCTTGGATGGAAGCGTTCAAGGCTGAGTTTGGTGATGCTCCTGGTGGTGAATGGGCATCTCAACTTGAAACGTCTTCTGATCGTGTTCTTGAT